TTACGAACTTCCACCAGGAGAAGTCGGCCAAGTAATATCCGGTGCAGTTGATGTATCTACTGCTTCAAGGGCATCAAGATAATCCAGCCATTCATTGAAGAGAGCTTTATCGGCATCGCTCAGGCGGCCTAACGCCAGTTTTGAGGGCCACTGGTTGCCGTCGATATAGCTATTAGCATCGCTGATTAATGCCTGCTTCTCAACCTCAGCTTGTCGAACAAGCTCTTCGTGAGTGGGCTCCGGTACTGGCGGCGCAGTAAATTTCTTTCCGTCATATGTCCAGCCGATTCCAACGCCGAGCCCATCAATGTTTACAGTCTCATACCCTTCAAAAATATTTCCCTCGCCATCCCACACGACAGTATTTACGACCTGCCCGTCCTTAATCAGTGCATAAATAGACATCACGCATACTCCTCAATAATGACAATTCCTGAAGAACCTGCACCACCGGCTACTGCCGAAGTACCATTAATGTATGTTGTCGCCGCGCCAGCCCCCCCGGCACCATAACCTGTTCCAGAACCCGGCACGGAATTGTTTGTGAGTGCGTATCCACCGCCGCCGAGCACTGAGTTTCCCCCACGCCCCCCCTTTGCCGAGGATGTTGTTGTCGTTCCACCTGCCGTACCTGTTGCAAAGGACATTTGTCCCCATCCCCCCTCCCCCGGAACATTCAGCAGGACACTGGAACCAGAACAATCAGCGGTTTGAGCTAAATCAGGCACCAGACTGAAAGTAGCTGTTCCCGATGCACCGTAATTTCCTCCAGTACCTCCGGGCGCGGAAATAAATGTACCGAATGATGATGCTCCACCGGATGTACCGTTCCCGCCAGCTGAACTGGTGCCAGCTGATCCAACTGTAACCGCAACTGAAGATAAAGAACTGGCATCAATCAGGCCCGTTTCACCATAAGTTCCCGCAGAGCCGCCATGCCCCGCGGCTAATGTCCCGGAAGAGGTTGAAGCGGCAGCCCCACCTCCAGCCCCGCCGCCGCCCACGATGCGAACCCTGATTTTCTTCGTACCCATTGTTGGCGTGTACGTTCCGCTCGCTGTAAAAGTACGAACATTCAGCAGACGCCCGTATGTATTGGTTTTAAGTGCGTTGAGAAAATTGGTCAGAAGTACTGACGTGTTGCCATTATCCAGAACGTCCTGGCCGGTACTGTCAGCGATGAACTGTCCAATGACGCTTGCCATTACCGTTCCCTGACGAAGCGCTTTATTCACCTGCGCGCTTGCGGCTTTACCTGACTGAAAGCCCGTAAGCAGCGCGGTTAAGGCTTCCCAGTCGGCTTGCGAGGTCACGTTGGCACCGGCGCCAGTGGCGAAAGGTTTGAAGTTATTTTTAGCCATTACAGTAATTTCCCCCATGCGCCATCATCAAATCCGGCGATGTATTCGTTATCCATGTCAAACCCAAAGAATCTAGATCCCTCGGACGGTGTTTCTATCGAAGGTGTTTCAACATCACCGGCCCATACGCCGGCTGCTTTGACTGTCAGATAGCCCTGTTTAATCGCGGCGATCAGCTCAAGGGACACATCAGCAATATCTGTCTCGGGAAATACCCAGACCGAAATCGTCATGTCCTGGTTGTCGACGATCTGCATTTTCAGGCCAGAGCCTGCTGTCGCAGCGTCAAGAATGGGTGGCAGCGAATCGTTGCGGCCGTCCCAGTTGTTGATAGCGATTTTCGCTTTCAGAATGATGCGGTAGGTGTCATCGCTCAGCGACGTATAACCTGAATCCGGATCATACGGCCCCTGCCAGACGCCCTGGTCATATCCGAGCCCGTCGGTGTCCCAGCTAAAATAAACACCCGTTATCGACTGGCTGACTATACGGCTACGTCCGATCCAGAGCCCGAGGGTATCAAGCTGGACGCCTATCGCCGTATCAATGTCAAACGCGCTAACCAGCCCCCGGGTGGCTGATGTGATGTCAATCAGCGGCCGGGTGCTCAGGTCTATGTGATCAAAGTATTTCGGTCTGGTGGCGTGGTAGTTGGTGATTAAATCTGTGTACTTGCTCATGACGTCACCGTTAGAGCAATATTTTCCGGCTTACAGGACGCTGATTCGTTGTAGGCGATATTGATATTCGCCGCCGCTACCGTTCCGGCAGATTTGCCAATCAGCAGCTCCTGAATGTCGTAATAGCGTGCACTGCCACCACTCACCACGCCGAGGTTCGCCGGGGAGTATATGCGGCTCAGCAGAACCGAATCACCGATCGTCAGCCCGTTGATGTAATCCGCGACGGCCTGCTGAATCTGCACGCCAATTTGCGACGTATAGCCCGTAAAGGCTTTCAGTGTGATATGCCCGTAAATCGGAACATCAGTCGAACGCGAAAAACTGATAACGTGAGGATTACCGTAAGTATCCGGCACCGTGACAGAAGTTGTTCCGTAGGTGGCCGTTCCCTGCCCTTTATTCCCCCTGATGGTCTGGGCTATCTCGGTAACATCCCCACCATCGACGATGGCAGAAATTGAGTGTGGCGGCAGCCCGTTGCTGTCGGTTGCACCTGTATCATTCTCGTAGAGCTTGTGACGTGTCACACCTGCAACGTTGGCGATCGCACCGTCAACGCCCTCAAACGGCGTGATAGAGGGTAGAGCGACACTTTGCCCCTGCCTGATGCGCAGCTCTGCGTCGGTTTCTGCCGGCGCGCCTACGGTGGCCGCCGCCGGGTTGGTTACCGATGTCCAGCCTCGGGTCGGCGTGTTGATGATAGTAATTGTCCCCGCCAGCGCGGCGACCGCGCCGCTGTTTGAGCAGGTGGCAGTGGCCGTCACCGTACCATCAACGCCAATCACTACTGAGGGAGGAAGACGCCAGATCACGTTATTAGTGTCTTTCACGGTACCGTTCGTGATGGTTGTCCCTGCGGTGCCGGTGAGCAGCAGATCCACGGTGGAGTTCGTCGCCCCTTTGCGCGCGATACCGTTAATTTTCACGTTACTGGTCAGCGCTGCGCCGTAACCCGTAGCAGGTGAGAAGCAGTTGTAAACTGTTATGGCCGTGTTATTGGCATCGTGAATAGCCAGCGCCACCAGTGCCACCATCTGGCCGTCTTTGCTGTCCGGCTCCAGATAAGCGTCACTGCCATAAATCTGCTGGAAATAGCTCGTAAGGGTATCGAGTATCGTCTGGTAATCAGGCGCACTGATTCCCTCAGCGGTTACCGTTGCCGATAAGCCGAGTGTGTCCAAATTGAGGGTCATTTATGCCTCGCTGGTTACTGTCGTTGTTCCGTAGATAGTGTCGATTTCAGTGAAGAACTGGACGCGGCGCGTCGTCGTGTTCACTGTCGTATTGAAAGAAAGAATGGATTTAACTCCCCGCGTTTCGAGGATGCGCTTACGGATCGCCAGGTTGTAGGTTTCCGGCTTCTGCTTACCGAGTACGGACTGAATCCACGGTGTCCCCTCTGTAGTGTCGAGGAACCATTGCCCATACCACAATTCGAAGCGCGTTTTCACAGCCTGCGCCACAGCCTCAGGTGAGTTAATCAACCAGGTATCATCGCCACTGCCAAAGGTGTAATCACCGTCGGTGTCTTCACGTCTGTATCGCATCAGTTAGGCGCTCCTGTATTACCGCCGCCGGTCTGTACACCGCCGTGCGTATGCGTTATCAGGCTCTTACCACCAGCTTTTACATCGTTAGTCACCGTGACAGGGCCGAGCATCGTCGCGGTACCGCCACTTTCGCCCATCCCCTGAGAGAGATTCCCGTTTATTGTCACGTTGCCGTTTAGCGTGATGGTGGGTGATGTGATCGTTGTTCCTCCTTCTGCTGTCGCCGTCAGCGCGCCGGGGGTTTTAACCGTGATGTTATGGCCTGCGGCCACTTCCACAAACGCAGCGCCATCATCAGTACGCAGCTGCGCGGCGCTGGTGCTGATGCCGCTGATTTTCTGCGCCTGCGATTGCGGCCCGACGATACAGAACGCATCCGATAAATCATGCACCCGGTCGTCGACAGGCTCCTGTACCCCGCCGTTCTGCCACCAGAAATCGATGCAGCGATCGGCGAAAATCACCAGGCATTCATCACCGGCTTTCACCGGGAAAGTTAACGTGCAGCCGCCGCCGCGCGGAAATATCACCGGCACATCCACCAGCAGCGGGTAATTTTTGGTAACGCGGTTGCCGTCGTTGTCAGTTTCAACCGAACGGATCGCAGGCTGCACAACCGCTGTCACCGCGTCAGGATCGAATGACTGGACGATGCCAGGCAAAGCAACACGGATCTGGTTCTTTGTGGTTTCCCGCTCAGATTTGAATGTTTCGGCAAGGTCGCCGCTGCGGGCCTGGTCAGATACTGCCATTTGTTAGGCTCCAGATAGCAAAAAACCCGCCAGGTGGCGGGTTCAGTGAATATTCTGCGGATTTAACTAGCGGATTTCTTAGTATCAATCATACCAGCAATAAGTGATTGTAAATCCTCTGCATCTTTGATTGTACTACATGCATCTATACGATTAACTTTCTTATCGAGATTGTAATCCGCAATCACCCTGCGATGGTGAGCAGTTTTAAGCTTAAGTCCAACTTTTTTGGCAGCATTCTTATCAAGACTGTGGTCTATTGCAGCTTTTTCGCCACAAAGATACTCAGATAGCCTCGCATGAACTCCACCACTCAACCGTTTCCCGTGCTCATCATTCGTAGGGATATAGCCATCAGTGAGTAACAAAGCTGAGTGATACATCGTGTAGTACGCTCTGCTTATAGCGTTGCGAGTCCACTGTTCACCGCTTTTCTCGATTGAGCTTTTTGCCATTTCCAAGAAACAGTTGATATCTACTGACATATCAATTTACCGCCTCGAAGTAAGCGACACTGCAACCTGTTTCAAGCCCTCTGTCAATCATCACATCCACAACCTTATCGTTAAGGTATGAGAGGTAATTGGCATCATCTGTCTCTATGCCGATAGAGAAAGAAACATAACCTTCGCCGTCGGTGAGAAGGTTGGAATTCTTAGTGCGCAGAGATTCGCTCTCTACAATGTACATAAGAACTTCCGCAACCTTCTTCAATCCGTCACTCATCGAGTCACCCAAGTTACTCAAAATGTGTGCAGTTTGTAGTGGCAATACGTTCGAATCTTTATCTACTTGACCAAATTTCTCAAGTTTTGCGATAGCCATATCAAGAATCTCCCCATCGGCCCAGAAGGCCGCAAAGTGTAGAGCATGTTCGGCCATGCTAGGGAAATCATAATCAAGAGCCCGAACTAACAACTCTCGCTGTTTAGAGTAAAGACCAATTTTGCTTAGAGCGCTTGAATAGTTTCCCCAAGTTACAGGATCTGTCGGGCAGATAGCTAAAGAATTTTCTATAGCCTCAATACCACGCTCCACTTTACCATCCAGTAACAGAATTAGTCCTTCTAATGCCAGCGACTGATACCTAACAGGTAACGCACGGGCTTCTTTTAACAACTTCTGTTTTTCGAGATCAAGAAGCAAGAGTCTACCCGCTTCTAAGGATGGACCAAGCTTAGCGACGACTTCTCCAGTTCTTGGTTGCGCTACTGGCATAAGGTGCTTTTACTCTTTTTAGTCATTTTGTAGTCGACGTAGTTTAAACAAGTATTAGCTGCAAGCAACAACTTTGTAAAACCACACAGGTACATTAGATGTAAATTTCATCCAAGTACCTAACCAGAAAGAAAGTTTAGTTGACCACTTTCTTACACGGGAAAGATCCGATGATTTTCGGCGCGTCCATGCTGTTCTGCAGTAGCTGGACGTTCAAGAAACGCTTTTCGGTACCAGGACGACGAATGTATTCAAAGCCGTAGTTGTTACCGTCTTTGGCAGGCATAAGCCCCATGTCTACTTTCAAACCATTGGTACCCAGCTCAGTGATTTTTTGAGAGGTAACTCTTTCACCGTTGATTGTCGATAACTCGCCCTGGTTTGCAACCATAGTGTAGCCACCGCATTTAACCGTGAAGCCATCCGCCCACGCGCTGCATGCAGAAAAGACAGCTAACAGAAAAATAATACCCCTCATTGCTCATCCCCTTTGCAAAGCCGATTGCGTATACAGATCCGCCGCGCCACGCGCCTCGCACATCATATCCATGTACCACGCCTGGCCCCTTGTGTCGCCAGTGTACATAATCCCGCGCACAATATAAACGCCATCCGTTGCGATGCTGGCAGGCTGCGCGGTGGTACCGCTGAGCGTGATATTCCCGTCCGTGTTCTGGTCGGTGATGCGGCCACCAGCCATCGCGATATCGTTGTTCGACAGCGCGGTGCGGAATACCGAAGCCTGATCCAGCTGAATGAGCCCGTTAACCCGGATGTTCGGGTTAATCAGCGCGCGGACGTTTACGCCGTTGCCGATAGTCTGCTGAGGCATACCGATAAGCCCGGTGGCGCTGTTGAGCACAATCGCGTCGTGAACATATTCGTTATTCGCTACCATCTGGCGCTGACCATCCACGAACTGCCATGTTGCGCCACATTGTCCGGCCACGTTATCCATAAGATGCCGTGTCATGCCGAACAGCACCCGGCCCCGGGGGAAAACGGTAGCAGGCATTTCAGGCGTCAGACCTTCGGTCGCGCCTTTGGCCTCGAAGTCTTTCATCAGCGCGCGGTTCACGTCTGCGACCGTATAACCGGCTGCGAGGGTCTGCGAGGTTATGCTGGTGGCAAAAGCCAGATCCGTATCGGCTGCCTGAATCAGGACGTAGGAATCAATGGGGCTGTCTTTTCCTGTGACCGAGTAGCGAATTTCGCCGCTGAAAATAAGCCCGTAGTTGCGGCCGTCACTCTGGCCCACGTCCGCCGCGTCGACTTCCCGCACGGTTCCGACATCGCTGGCCGATACCTCCGGCGCGATACCGTCATAACCGGCAATCAGCCGCACTTTCGAAAACTCCTGCCCGGTGATGCGGTTCACCGTATCTGCCGAGAGGTTGTAGATTTTGAATGTCCCCACCCGTGACGCGCTGCTGATGTTGAACCAGTCGATCGTAAAGGTCACTTTAAAATCGCTGAGCTCAATACCCTGCCCGTTCTCGTCCACGAGCTGCAGCTCGAAATGTCTCATCCAGTTCTGTGACATGCTTACTCCGTTGATACCAGTAAATGACTGCGGCCGCCCAGGTCGGTTTTCGTCGGATAATCCTGTGTGCTGTCGTCACAGACCACCACCAGCTTAAAGCCGAGCCCCATATAGGCATACTGCGCCAGCAGGTCAGCACCTGTGACGAGAGGAATACCGGAGATTACCGGCTCCCCTCTGTCGTTCTGCAGGTCCATAATCCAGTACAGATCGCGCCAGGTGATGCTAATCCGCCAAGTGGTCCCCGCCAGGATGATGCTGAATTGCTGGTTATCCGCTGTCAGCGGGATTTCCTGAATTGCCATTAGCCGAGCCCCAGTAATGACGCCGCGTTACCCGTGATGCTTTTCAGCAGCGAGGTATTTGGCGGCTTTGTGGTTTTGTTGCCGGTATTCAGTACCGCCGACGTGCTGGCCCCGTCCTTCATGTTGGTTTTATCCGCGACGGTGATCTGCTGCGTCTGCGAGATAAGAACCTCCCTCAGGGTGAGGACGGCAGACAGGACGTTTTCGGTTGTCTTGTCTGTCGTCACTTCCAGCGCGCGGATTAGCATGTTGCTGTACAGCCGTTTGCCGGTTACCACATCGAAAGGGATACGGCTCGCCTGCAGGTCGAGTATCTCCTGATACGTCTGCTGGGGGCTCAGACCGAGCAGGCTGGTAGCCGTCAGGTTACTGGCAAAATCCAGCAACGATCCGCCACCTGCGAAACCGACCTCCATCACCACTTCAGACGGTTTTTTGTAGGCATGGTCGGCGATGGCGGCCCCGACCTCGACAGGGTGCTCTGTTATCTCCAGCGTGTCGGTATGCTTCTCAGAAACAACCACGCTGGGGACAATCATCCCTATTTTTCGGCTCTGCTGCTGAAAGAGCGTAGAGAGAATATCCATTAACCCACCTTCGTTTGATTACCGCGCATGACCTGGGCGTTTGCCGACTGCTGCCGACGCTCGACCTCGGTACCGACAGAACGCGGATCACCACCACCGTAGATGTGATAGGTGTTCTGTTGCTGTACCTGAGCACCGGGCGCGGGCATGTTGCTTAACACCTTCGGAATGTAGTTGCGGGTTTCCTGAGGCATAAGAGCCATCCCGTGCTTCTGCACGTTCCCGATCCCCCAGTTATAAGAGGCCAGCGCCTTGCTCAGGTCACCGCCGTTCGCCTGCAGCAGTTGAGAAAGATACTTTGCGGCTGCCTGGGCGGCCTTCTCGGGGTCGAAAACATCGTTCCCGCGAAGCCCCATGTCGCGCGCCGTGCCGTCCATAAACTGAAACAGACCTTTAGCGCCAGCGCCTGAAACGGCGAACTGATTACCGCCCGATTCCGTTATGGCCACGCTGCGCAATAACCCCTCCGGAAGCCGGTAGAGCTGTTCCAGGTTGGTAAGCATCGGCTGCATCCATCCCAGCAGCTCAGAGCCCGCTTTGGTTGGCTGTGGCCGCTTTACTGACTGGCCGAGCTGTTCAGGGTCATCCTCACCAAACCAGCCGCGCACCGTTCGGCCCACGCTGCGAGGATCGAATCCCCAGTGCTCTTTAATCCAGTCGGCGGTACCGTTGGCGCTGTCTGTTACCATCGGCATCGCTGACGGATTTTCGCTGCCCTGATTAAGCATCTGTTTGCCGATGCTGGCGGCATCAGCCCAGCGGCCATCTTTAATGGCGTTGAGCAGGTCGGCGATCATATTCAGCATTTTGCTGAACTCGCCCATCTGGTCGATGAAGTTGCTGAAATCCCACTTCAGGGACCATGATTTGGGGTCAATATTGAGCAGCTTCGCCAGCGCTTTCGCCAGGTCGTTAACGGTCGTTTTAAGGTCACGAACCATTTTCAGCGCGGCGTCGACTTCCGGCTTCCACTTGCCCCAGTCAATCAGGCTGTCCCCGCCTTCCTTCCAGGTCTGATAGTCTTCCCACAGAAGGGCAATCCCTGCCGCCAGCGCGGTAATGAGGCCAATCGGCGACATCCAGAACGTGCTGTTCAGAATGCGCAGCGCAATCGTCAGCGCGCCAAACAGCGAGATCAACTCCCGCGTTTGCTTATCCAGAGATTGCCACCAGGTGATAAGGCTGGATGTCCCCTCAATAAGCCTGAAGAACAGCCGCCCTATAATGTCCCCGAGCGCCAGAATGCCTTTTATGGCTTTCGTCAGGGTCTGCTCGATGCGCGGGAAGTTATCCAGAATGTGGCGGCGCAGCGTGTCCAGCGAACCCGCAAGGCCACCAGCAAGATTAGAGCCGATTTTGTCACGGGCCATGCCTGCCATCGCGCCGAACTCGCGCAGGGAGGTCATGAATTTGTTGGAGCTTCTGGCCGCCTCGTCAGCATTGAAGCCGATAGCTTTCGCCATTGCGCTGTACTGCCCAGAGAAACCGCCCACACCCCGGCGCATCGCCATGAGGGTATTTTCGTCAATGCCCAGCATCTGCGCATACTGGTTAGCCCGGTAATACGGCATGCTGCTGAGCTTCTGGCCGACTCCCGTAAAGATAGCGGCCATGTCGCGCATGTTGCCGCTGGCGTCACGGGTCTGTACGCCCAGGCGATTCAGGAAGCCTTCCGCGCCGGGATTGTTACGAACAAACCGGGAGAGGCTTTCCAGAGAGGTGCGCGCCGCGTCAACGCTGCCGCCCACCTGCGAAACCGCATAGCCAATAGACTGAATCCCCTGAACCGTCGCGCCGGTGCGCTGTGACGCCCAGTAGAGATTATCCAGACCGGAGGCGATCTTAGCCGTAAAGGCTACCACGGTAAGCGCGGCACCTTCGACGGCCAGCCCCATTTTGATGGCGTTTGCGGTCGTACCGGCGAGAACTGAGTCGAATTTTGACGCACCCGCTTCGTCGATATCGAAACCGAGCGAGACGAGGAAATCTTTAATAGTCTCAGCGTTCATTATCCTCTCTCCATTTCTCAATACGGCGCTGGTTGTCAGCCTTAACGGCCAGGTGGTCATTCATCAGCGCGATATCGCACAGATCAACTGATCCATCCTTCAGCGCGTAATAAGGGATTAACCCGGCGTCAACCGGGTCAAGGAGATAAGACAGCCCGTCAGGCAGGCTGTTGAGGGTTAACCCTGAGGCTGGCCCGGCGTCGCGCTGGTAGGGCTCACGGGCAAAAAATTTCCCAGTGAATCGGCGACCACCCGCGCCACCAGCTGCAGCATGGTCAGCAGGTCGATATCATCGAACATCAGCTGACCGCTGTTGAATACCGGCGTCCATCCGTCCATGTGCTTACGTGATACCACGGCCAGGCACGGATGAATAATCGCGTTGGTGTCTTCTTCGGTCAGGGAAGACAGTTCCTCAGCGATACGCGGAAGCAGGGTTTCAAATACCGGTTTCAACTGATCGAATTTCACGGTGTCGATTTTGCCATCAGCAGGCAACAGGGAGCGAATGCTCCCGAAATCTGACATCATGCCCGCCAGCACCGGCAGCAGCTTACGGGTTACTTTCAGCTGGTCAAAAACGCTGAGTTTTGCCACGCGGTAATCGTGGCCTTTGATTGAGCATTCCATCTGTTAAAACTCTCCGAGTACCTGGTCGATTTTGCCGCAGTCAAACACCCAGGGCATCGTATTACCGGCCTTAGCGTTGGCGTTATCCGGCTGTTTCTGGAACGCCACGCTGCGCGCCGTGATGATGTCTCCGCTCACCTTGTTTCGGATCACAATGACGTTGTTCCCCCAGGTGCCTGAGGACTGACTCTGCGCGTTGTACGCCAGCGACAGCTTTTTGTTTGTCGGCGAGGTTTTCAGCAGGTTGACGGTTACCGTGCCGCTTTTATCCGCGTGCAGGCTGTGCATCACTTCGCCGTCAGCACCGATGGTCATGGTGTTTTTGGGGCCGCCCATTGCAACGGTGATCCCCTCCTCTGAACTGGCGGAACCGTAGCCCAGGTCAATTTCGCCAGTCGGGCCGGAGAGGGACGCCGTGACGTCCATAAAAGAATAAGTAGCCATTCATGTTCTCCTTAGCGAACGACGTTGATCTGAACATCAGCGAAATGAACCGCACCCGCCAGCTTACAGGCCACCTGAATAACCGGTGCCTTACGTGCTTCGCGGTCTGCCTGAGCCTGCTCGGAAATCGGCTGCGCGTAGACGTAATACCCTTTTGTCAGCGTATCGCCGGAATCCAGCTGTCCGATCGGGCCGCCGTTCCATACACCAGCAGCCACCAGCCCGTTTGTGACAGACTGATCCATCGACTGTTCGACATTGGAAAGGAGGCGCGTGGCGCCAGCATCGGTCTGTGGGACTTTGGTTGTGCTGGTGTAGAGCAGGTTATACAGGTTGGTCTGAACGTAGTTCTGCAGCCAGTCGAGCCCGTGGCGCTCATCGAAGAAATCACCGCTGGACATGACGCCCTGCTGCAGGATTGCCGTATCGTTCTGGTAGTACACAAACACGTTGCAGTTCTTGGCATCCAGCGCCGCCGCCTGATTGGTGGTCAGGGTTTCATACGTGATCCCCGGCTCCTGTTTAAACTTCAGGGTAATGGTGGTGTTGCTGCCGTTGAAATTCACGGTAAACGCGCGGCCAAACGCAGACAGCGCGGCGTACTTGCTGCTGGTGGAATACTGAACAAACGTGCGAGCGTATTTTGCAGCCTTCAGCTTGTAAGCCAGATCGGTTGTCGATGTCGCATCGACTGAGGCCGGGTCTGCAGTGGTAATCGCCAGAATGCGGCTGAGACTGGAAGCCTCGATCGCTGCGGCCACACTCAGCCAGTCGGCATCGTCAATATCTTCATCGTCAGCCACGGCCAGGCCATACCAGTTCGTGTAATTCAGTACAGCGTTCACGGCCTGCAGCAGCGTTTCCGTCGAACCGCTTTCGGCCGATGCCAGCGTTTTCGCCCAGCGGCCGACATATACCTGCTGAGGCTTCGGTGATTGCGAGAAATACACCGTAGCGGCTTCATATTCCGGGCTATCAACACCGAAATCTGTGCCGATATCTTCGGGGGATGAGTAAAGGCGAATACGCTCAGTAACCGGGATAACCGTTGAACTCCCGAGAATGAGCAGCGAACCAAAGTTTCGACCAGTAGCCGCACGCGGCCCAATGATCACGTCGACATTGACGACGTTTGATACAGGTAATCCCTGCGGCATAATTTAGTCTCCGAAAAATGAGACGGGCGCATCTTGCAGCGTCCGGACGTTATAGGTACGAATGTTTTTGCGAGAAAGCGTAATGGTGAGGTCGTATCGCCTCACCCACTGGTTGTTAATGAGCTCTGGCAGGTTGTAGATAGTCCCGGCATCCACCAGCGAAAGCCCCGAGCGGTTCAGCTCGGCGTTGTTCTGCTCGACGAATATCCCCGCGCGGAAAGTTGATGCAATGTTGGCCCCCAGAGGGCCGTAAAAGCAGCAAATCACCGTGACCTGCTCCCATGTCCATTGCTCGGACTGTTCTTCCGAAACCTGAACATCGGACTGACTTAACGGCTGGGGAACAGTAGTGATACCGAAGGCGCACCACGTCACCCCGTTGTTGGGGATCTGCGGCTGTGGGTCAGTCCATCGGGGGAAAACAAGCGCAGCCGGCAGGCCAGAAACACCACGAATCCACCGGCTGATTTCACGCTCCAGCGCCTCATCGTATTGGGGGAGATCCCCAACAGGCGTCAGATAACCGCGCGCGGTGCTGTCGTTACTCAACTGGCGTCCCTCCGTTAAAGTCCACCAGCTCACAATGTGCCTGGACGAATCCGGCACCGTAACGGGTGTACGGGTCGACGAACGTCACGCGATAGTCGCGTCCGCTATAGGTCACGATATCTGCATCAAGTCGCGGGGAGCTGTCTGAACCGGGCTGGCCCTGGGTTAATCTGAACTGCGTCACGATGAGGATCGCGCCGCTTATGTTCTGTCCTGCTTCCATTCGCCTGGCTTCCAGGGAACGGTCAACCGTCACCACGCCAGAGAATGGAATATCCTGAGCGGTGTTTTTCGTGAAATTGTCCTCATCCACCGTCTGAACCTGCCGGTGACACACCAGACTGGTGTCCATGAAGTCGGGATCGAGAAGAACATCGCTCACATCGAGAAGAGGCATTATTTTTTCCTCACGACGTAGTTAATTGAGCGCAGCAGGTAACCGTGGGCATACAGCGGCTTGTCGCCGGGAATGCCTTCGGCGCGTCTGCGTTCGAGGGTTTTCTCAGAAAGCGGGTGCAGTCGGTCGCCAGCACCGATAACAGCTTTTGCAGCATCACGGGCAATCTGTCCGGCGCTCTCCAGCTCACGCACTGCTGCTTCAGTCTGCCCCTCCAGCGCGGCGGTTGCCGCTGCCTTCAGGTGCGCAGTGGTTCGGGGTTTTGAATCCTCGATCCCCATATCCAGAAAAGGACGCGGGGGAAGTGTGACCGTTGTACCGTCGATTTCCACCGTTGCGCCCGTCGAGTGAAGGTAGCCCAGTTCCGCGTTATTAATCGGGGAGCCATCCTCACGCCCTGCCTTGTCCTCAGGTATTCCCACCAGCACATCCATTCCGGATAGCTGCCGGAGGGATTCCAGAACAGCCACGGCGTTATCAGCACGAACCGTTAACCCGCTTTTCATAGCAACTGCCTGCCACCAGCGCCGAACATCGACCACCACCAGTAGAACTCGCGCCCGTAGGCGGTGCTGTTCCAGAAACCGGCATCGGGATTGATTACCCCGGACACGTCATAGCTCACTGAAACCTTATCCACTGATTTAGAGGACACAACACCTGCTGCGCCGTTGCTGTTCACACCACCAGCGGCAGCAGCGGCCATCGTGCGTCCGCGCAGCTCCGTATAGTGAGCCGTGAATAGTTCGGCCAGGTAGACGAACTGATCGCCCTGTACGTCCTGATTCAGAAGCGAATCGGCCTGCCCCAGATAGAAGTTCACTGAGGGGTCCGGGTAGCGTGTTTTGTCGGCGAACTCGGGAAAGTCGGTGCGGAACTGCTCGTTAGTCGGAAGCCTGCTGTTTTTTGGCATTTTTCGCGTCCCCGCCGGTGTTATCGGTTTTGTCCGTGCTGTCGGCAGGTTTACCGCCTGCTGGTGCCTGAGCGGCTGCCAGCTGCGCTTTAAGGTCTGTGTTTTCATTCCCCAGCGCGGTGATGGTTTTTTCATGCTCAGCCAGCTGCGCTTTCAGGGTGTTATTTTCTTCTGCCAGGAGAACAAGGCTCGCGGAAAGGTCTTCATTGCTCTGCTCGTTCGCCAGGTCGGCTTCGTCAATCGGGCGCGCATAGGCTTTAAAGGCCCAGTGGTCCTTAACTTCTTTCGGGAAAGAGGAACTGTCGTGGATGCCCTGAGACAGCTCAAATTTAGAACCGTCGGCAAAGCTGAGTGTCGCGCCACCGGAAACAACGTATTTCATGTTTTTGCTCCATAAAAAAAGGCGGGTTTCCCCGCCCGTTTCAGGTTAAGACGCCGGAACGTCCAGGTAAGAGATCGTATTGGAATACGGGGTTTCCACCTGGCCCAGCTTGCCGTAGTAAGTGGTCAACTGCTGCAGTCCGCGATACTCCAGCGGCGTGTTCAGCAGAGGAACCATAGGGAAGCGAACGTATTTTTCGTCCTGGGTGTAAGCAACGATACGATGCGCGCCACCAGCGCCACGCTTGGAGGCCCACTTCATGGAGACAATCTCCAGTGGCGTGCCGTTTTCCTGAAACGCGATGGTGTTAATCTTCACGTATTCCAGCACGGAGATATTCCCTGCAGAGGAAACCTTTTTGCTCGCCAGCAGGCCGAACAGCTCCGGAGCCAGACCGATTTTTGCCGGGCAGACCGCATAACCAGAACGAACCCAGCCATCAGACAGCACCAGGTTGATATCCTGAACAATCACATCCGGATCGGTGGTTGCGGTCCACGCTGCAGCTGCAGCAACAGGAGTAACATCCGGCAGGTTCAGCAAGCCAGCAACGCCGAGCTCGTTATCACCGATATAAACCTGTTCGTCGGTGTCCATGTTCCACTTCAGCTTCATGCCTTCGTATTTCTGGACATCAACCGGACGGCCCAGTTTCTGGGCAGAAGCCAGTTCCGGCACCGTCCAGCTGATTTCCTGCCCCCACAAGGTGAGGTTGTTACGGGTAGGCTGAATATCGAGCTCGATACCAGGAATGGCAGTGGCTTTTTTACCGATCCAGTTTTTACCGTTAGGGTTTGGACCACCAACGCCGACGAAATCGGTATTAGTGAAGGATGACACTTCATCAGCGATAGAAATATCGCTGCGCAGCGGCATGTCGCGTGACCATTTGTAGGACACTAAAGGCATGTTCAGCGTCTGATCCATGCGCTCCAGTTCGCCGACCAGAAACGCGCCGGTGGAGTCGATGGTCGCTCTGTCAATTGTAAACATTAATTATTCCCTCAGATGTTATAAGCGATTTCAATACGGCCGTCGGCTTCACCCGGCCCCATGACCTCTGCATTTGGCAGCTGAGGTGTATTTGATGCGGTAGAGTCCGGAGACAGCACAAAGGAGCCAACCGGGCTTTGAGTGGTGCCACCAGCCACGCGAACGTAAACCGGATCGCCTTTTTTCGCGGTCGCCGCGTTACCTGCGGTAGCAGTTACGCAGATGTAACCGCGTTTCAGGTTGTCACCAACCTGATTAACCGTCACACCAATGTAAGCAAGGTCCAGAGCAGAGGTAATCGGGAACGGTCGAACCAGAATCCCTTTCACTTTGCTGATAGTGTCGCCTGATTCCAGCGGAACGAATTTATCGTTCACGTATTTACCCGGCAGCCCGTAGGACGCGAACTGCTTCGTGTAGTCCAGGCTTACCGGCTCGATGGTGAGATCACGAGGACGGGTAACGCCCCCGGCAATGCCCAAGGGCATGCGCGTTAAATATGCAGTACCTGCCAT